AGGTAAAGTAACTGTAGAGATAGGATAATGAATTACACGCAATTAGTACAAGCAATAAAAGATTACACAGAAAGTACCGAGACTTCTTTCGTCAGTCATATTGATGAATTTATAAAACAAGCAGAAAAAAAGATTTATAACGAAGTACAACTTCCTTATTTAAGAAAGAACGTAACAGGTAATGCAACATCAGGAAATAAGTATGTGCAAACACCTACAGATTTTTTAGCAGTATATTCTATGGCCATTATTGATAGTGATAGTGACCAACATTTTTTATTAAATAAAGACGTTAACTTTATACGAGAAGCGTATGCAGGTGCATCGACTCAAGCACAACCAAAATACTATGCGCTCTTTGACCATAATACTTTTATACTAGGCCCCACGCCTGATATTGGATATAGTGTAGAGTTACATTACTATTATTATCCAACATCTATTGTAACTGCTTCAACCACATGGCTAGGGGATAATTATGAACAGGCTTTATTGTATGCGTGTTTAGTTCAAGCGTATACGTATTTAAAGGGGGAACCTGATTTACTTGCTAATTATGAAAAGCAGTATCAGGAGAATATGGTTCAACTTAAAATGCTTGGAGATGGAAAAGATAGGCGTGATGCTTATCGTTCTGGGCAAGTGAGATATGAGGTTAAATAATGCAAAGTGCTTTACTTGATACATTAGTCGGAGAGGCAAAAGTTATGACAACACAGGGTCGTGGTATGACTCCTGAAGAGATTGCTAATCTAGCACTCGATAAAATTTTACATGTAGCAGATACAGCTCACCCCCTACTCAAAGAACAAGCTAGAGCATTTAAAGAAGATTTACGAAAGATATTAGTGTTGTATATGAAACAAGCCATTAAAAGTGACCGTACAACATTATTTAATAAATTAAAAGACGCTGGGCTAACAAACGCAGCGAACATCATTACAAAGATATAGGAGTTTTTATGGCTATTACACAAGCAGTTTGCACATCATTTAAAAAACAGTTACTAGAAGGAGCGCATGATTTTCGCTCTAGTGGTGACACAATTAATATAGCGCTTTATACAAGTTCTGCATCTCTTGATGCATCAACTACAGCTTATACTACCTCTGGCGAAACATCAGGTACAGGTTATAGCGCAGGGGGTCAAGAGCTAACTAAAGTTGCACCAACATCATCAGGTACTACAGCGTTTATTGACTTTGATGATGAGACTTTTTCTACAGCTACCATTACAGCAAGGGGTGCGTTAATTTACAATACAACGCCAGCTCATACATACACTAACCCTTCTGTAGTTGTACTAGATTTTGGTGGAGATAAATCTTCCACTGCTGGAGATTTTACAATTATATTTCCAACTGCTGATGCATCAAACGCAATTTTAAGATTGGCATAAATGGCTTTAGTATTTAAGGATAGAGTACGAGAAACCACAACAACAACTGGTACGGGTACAGTTACTCTTGCTGGCGCTGTGACAGGTTTTGATACTTTTTCTGAAGTAGGTGATGGTAACACCACTTACTATGCTATAGTTCATCGTTCTGCTAATGAGTGGGAAGTTGGTACAGGAACCTATACTGCATCAGGTACAACACTAGCTAGAACAACAGTTTTAGCGTCATCAAATTCAGGTTCAGCTACAAACTTTTCTGCGGGAACAAAGGACGTTTTTACAACCTACCCAGCAGGTAAAGCAGTGGATACAACAAAGGCTGAAGAAATAGCAATTCAGTTTGCAATAGCATTAGGATAATAAAATGGCATTTAAATCTAAAACATCATCAAGTATTGGCACAAGTGGTTCTGCTACAACAGTCACAGATACAGTAGGGTCTGGAGATACTCATACAATTATTGGTTTATCTCTCTCAAACAAAGTGACTTCTAATATTACGGTTACTGCTTCGATTACTAAAAATGCAGGGACATTGACTTATCTTGTTAAAGATGCAACAGTTCTTCCAGGTGGTACATTAGTTGTTATTGGTGGCGATCAAAAATTAGTTTTAGAAGAAGGTGATATTGTTCAAGCATATGCAAGTGCAGCAACCTCTGCTGATGCTGTAGTTAGTTATTTAGTATAGGAGATTAGATGTCATATATAGGTAATTCACCAGACTTTCAAGTAGCAGAGGGGAATGTTGCGGGTAATCTTTCTGTTTCTGGTAATGTTACTATTACAGGAGATACTAATATTTCAGGGGACACTACTGCTGGACTTATAAAAGCCTCTAATATAAAACACGCATCTTCTAGTACTAATAACATTGTTTTTAATTCAGATGGAACTATAAGTCAGCCATCTAAACTTTGTGCATTTGGGCATCTTGATTCTGGTTCTTCAGGTAATTCTATTAGAAATTTTCAAGCAGTAGATTATAATAACGGATTTACTATTACAACATCCCCAGGTAGAATTACAGTTCCCCAAGACGGTGCTTATTTAATAACTTTTTCACAGCTTATAGATACTGGAACCGCAGGGGTTTATCTGCATTGTAGACATAATGGTGCGACTGTAGTTTATGGGTATTTATATGGTAATTTAGGCCCTTTTGATTGTGGTAGTCAATGTATAGTCGATATGTCAGCTAGTGATTATATAGATTTTTATATGGCGAACTCACCAACAACTACATGGGGCGCTCCCCATTCACAATGGTCAATAGCATTTTTAGGTTAAATATAGAGGATAAAATTATGCCAACATACACAGTTACAATAACAGATGCAGAAGATAAAGCGTTAGGAGCTGTTGCAGTTGATAAGCAAGAGTGGATTAATAATGCTGTAAAAATGAGATGTAAAAACTCTATGGATAAAATAGTTGCATCTGAAGTACAAAGAATAAGAGAAAGTGGTGGGACAGTATCAGGAACAGATAGTGAAATAGTTATGGCTGCTACTGTAGAAACTGCCGCTGAAAGAAACACAAGAATACAATCTGAACTTCCATGAGTTATATAGGAAACTCCCCAGGGGTCGCATCACAAAGATTAGTAAATGAATTTACAGCTACATCTGGACAAACGACTTTTAATGTGACTAGCAGTTATACTGTAGGGTATGTTGACGTATATCTAAATGGAGTTAAGTTAGTAAATGGAGATGACTTTACTGCTACTGATACAACAACCGTAGTTTTAACAACTGGAGCATCAGCAGGTGATAGCGTTAGTGTGGTTGCCTATATACCTAGAGGTTTAGTGTTAGATAATGGAGCTTTAGGTGGTACAGGTAATTTTGTATTTTGGGAAAATGATTCTGTCGTTAGTGCAGATTATCAAATAACAGCAGGAAAGAATGCTGGTTCATTTGGCCCTGTCACAATTAATAGCGGCGTAACCGTTACCATACCTGCTTCTTCAACATGGACTATAGTATAGGAGATTAAATGGCTTTATCAATAGATGGAACTGGAAACGGAACGATAGGTAATCTATCTGTTACTACAGCTACTGGAAATATAGTGTCTTCTGGTGATAGTGGAACGATAACTGCTGGAATGTTAGATGGTGGGCAATCTGGTTCAGCACCAGCTTTTGCTGTAAGAGCATGGGTAGCTTTTAATGGCACAGGAACAGTAGCAATTAGAGCAAGTGGCAATGTATCAAGTATTTCAGATAATGGCACAGGTAGTTATAATGTAAACTTTACAACATCACCCCCTGATGGCAACTATGCTATATCTGTTGTTGGCTCTAAATCAACTGGTGGTATAAGTTCTGGTAATTCAACTTTTGGATGCACAAGAGAATATCTTGGTAACACAGGTTATGTTCAGGTTTATACAATCACATCTGCTGGCGCAGCAGTTGACAGAAATTATAATTCTGTTTTGGTGATTCGTTAGGAGAAATTTGTGAATAGTAACAAAAGAATTTTATATCAAGCAGAAGATGGTGGAGTTGTAGTTATTATACCAGCAGATAATTGTGGTTTAACAGTTGAGGAAATAGCAGTTAAAGATGTGCCATCTGGTAGACCATACAAGATTGTAGATGTAAGTGAAGTGCCATCAGATAGAACATTTAGAAACGCATGGGAGTATCAAGCATGAGTATTGTGGTGAATTTAACAAAGGCAAAAACTATTGCACATGAAAAAAGAAGAATAAAAAGAGAGCAAGAGTTTAAGCCACATGATGATATTATTGCAAAGCAAATCCCTGGTGCAGATGCAACAGCAGCAGAAACTGCAAGAGCAGAGATTAGAACTAGATACGCAACCATACAAACAGATATAGACAACGCAACAACTGTTGATGCATTAAAAACAGTATACGACAACGCATCATTAGGAGAATAAGTGAGTAAAATTCGTTTAACCCCAAATGCAAGTGGAACAGGAACAGTAACCCTAACTGTGCCTTCTACATCGACTGATAGGACTATTAGTTTACCTGACGGTGAGGGAACTGTGTTAACTAGTGGTTTTGGTGTAGATGTTTTTGTTCCTTTTAATAATGCAGATTTGACATCAGGTGCATCAGGAACATTTACTTTAAATACAAGAAGTAAATGTTTGTTTTCATTTGGTGGTTCTTCATATAGAAGTTCTGGAACAGGTATGACTTTAACTCTTGCAGTTACTACTATTGGTACTATCGCACAAATATTTTGGTATACAAATGAAACTAATTCACATAAAGCAAGTCCGCCTGGGTATGGAATACAAACATTAGACGCTGGTACATGGACTGTAACATTAACTAGCAATTCAAATGTTGATGGTAACGATAGAGGTTCTTGTTCAATATTAGCCATAGCAACGACATCATAGGAGTAAATAATGACAAGAGCAAGAGAATTAGCAGACGCAGTAGGTAAGCCCCAAGGTGAAAAAAATTTTTTAATTAATGGAGCTATGGAACTTTGGCAAAGGGCAGCCTCGGCAACTGTTAGTACAGACGTATATTCTACAGTAGATAGATGGAAAACTAGAGTAAATGCCATAGGTGCATTTGTAGTGTCAAGATCAACTGATGTGCCTTCAGGTGAAGGATTTCTTTATAGTATAAAGTATGATTGTTCTACAGCTGATGCATCTCCTGCTGTAGGGGATTTTAATATTTTTGAACAAAGAATAGAATCAATAAATCTTATAAATATAAAAAAAGGAACCCCTAGTGCTGACCCACTTACTCTTTCTTTTTGGGTAAAATCTAATAAAACAGGAACATATATAGCCAGTATATATGATTCGATTAACGATAGACGTATTTCAAAAGCCTATACTATAGATTCTTCTGGGGTGTGGGAGAAAAAAAGCGTTACCTTTCCTGGTGATACAGGAGGAAGCGGTATGAGTTTTAGTGTCAATGTAGGTTTCTATTTACAAATGTGGCTTGGAGCTGGTTCAACTTATACATCAGGAACACTTGCTACATCTTGGGAAGCAAATGTAAATGCAAATATATGTCCTGGTCAAACTAATTTAGCTGACTCCACTAGTAATGAGTTGTATTTTACTGGGTTTCAATTAGAAATAGGAGAAGTTGATTCTAATTTTCAGTTCGATTCGTATCCAACTTTATTAAAAAAATGCCAAAGATACTATTTTAGACCTCATAACGATAGTTATGGTTGGCAAGGAAGGCGAGGTGGTGGAAGATTATTTAGAGTTAACAACAGAACACAGGGTACTGTAGAGTTTCCAGTTACTATGAGAGCGGCTCCGTCTTTTTCTGCCGTAAGAGGGTATGGCGATGGTATATGGGGTGGTGGAAGTATTTATGCTGGTAACGGTTGGAGTACTCCTGCAGCTAGAGACTACGTTAATATAGAATCAAATGTTGATGTAAATTCTGGTGGTGGTAATGGAGGAACATTTGGTTTTAATGTAACCATCAGTGCTGAATTATAATTAAAGGAGAAAAAATGTCAGATATTACATACCAAGAAGTAAAATACCAAGAGAATTTAGATGTAGTGACAGGTATAAGACGTTCTGATGGTTGGGATATTCCTTTAGATGAAAATAATACAATGTACCAAGAATATTTAAAGTGGAAAGAAGCTGGCAACACACCTGGAGAATTAATAAGGGATTAATATGAGTACACTTAGAGTAGAAGCACTAGAACAACCAGATGGAACTGCGTTTGTTTTTAACAACAAGAATTTGCTAATCAATGGTGGCATGAATGTCTGGCAAAGAAGCACTTCGGCATCTGTTAGCACAGATGGTTATTCAACAGTTGATAGGTTTGCAATAGGTGTTGGTGGTATGGGTGTATTTACATCTTCTCGCTCTACTGATGTACCATCAGGACAAGGATTTGGTTACTCTACAAAATGGGATTGTACTACAGCAGATGCTAGCCCTGCAGCTGGGGATTATATTATATTTCCTCAAAGATTAGAAGGACAAAACTTACAACATTTACTGAAAGGAACTTCTAGTGCTAAAGCTGTAACAGTATCTTTTTGGATTAAATCTAATAAGACAGGCACATATATTTTAGAACTTATTGATGCTGATAATGCTAGAAATATTTCTAAATCCTATACGATAGATACTGCCAATACTTGGGAGAAAAAAGAAATAACCTTTGAGGGTGATACTACAGGAGTTTTAGATAACGATAACGGCCATAGTTTAAGATGTCAATGGTGGTTTGGAGCAGGTTCTACTTTTTCATCAGGAACTTTACAAACTTCTTGGGCGGCAGGAGTAAATGCAAACAGGGCAGTAGGTCAAGTTAATCTTGCTGATAGCACCTCAAATGAGCTTTATATTACAGGGTGTCAACTAGAGGTCGGTTCTACCGCTTCAGGATTCGAGTTTGAGCCATATCAGGTTACTGATATAAAATGTCGTAGATATTACGATGATAGAACAGGGGAACATGAAGGTAGTAGAAATTTTAGTAATGGTGCGCTGGTTACGATGGTTTATGGAAATTGGAGAACTAGCCCAGGCACAACCTATTATGATACTGTTGGTGGTGGAACTTGGGTAACTTATCTTGGTAGTCCAAAAAGTTTTTTAGCAACCAATGGTGGAGTAGGTGTTTTGAGAAAAGCTAAGATTAAGGTAGACGCAGAACTATAGGAAAAAAATGGAAATAAGTAACGCACAATATATGAAATACAATGATGAAATTGCCTGTATACACGCAACAATAGATGGTGTGGTTTGGAATGTTCCAATTGCTGTAGGGAATAGATACTACGATGAAATCATGCGTCAAGTTGATGCAGGTACACTCACGATTGCCGATGCCGAGTAATGTTTGGGTTTCATACTTATTCACAGACTAGTTATTCAGCTCTAACTGATAGTTTAAACGCAGTAACAGGACAAGTAATTACTAGTGCATCAGGCACGGTAACAGTTACAGCTAAAGCTAATGTCACACTAACAGGACAAGAAGTACAAGCCTTAGTTAATGGCGTAACAGTTACAGCAGGGGCAAATGTCACACTAACAGGCGAGGCAATAACTTCAGGTTTAGGTAGTGTAACCGTAACAGGATTAGCAAACGTATCACCAACAGGTGAAGCAATAACATCATCTGATGGTACAGTAACAATAAGTGCTGACGTTAACTTAACAGTAAGTGGTGAGGAAATCACCAGTGCATTAAATAGTGTTACTGTAACAGGAGATGCAAATATATCTCCAACAGGTCAAGCAATTACTAGTGCTTTAAATAGCGTAACAATAACAGGAGATGCGAATATATCTCCAACAGGCCAGGCAATTACTAGTGCCTTAAATAGTGTTACTGCAACAGGAGGCGCTAATGTTTCTCTAACAGGGCAAGAGATAACTCTATCAGAAGGAACAGTTACTTTAGCAATATCTCAGCGTATATCTTTAACTGGGCAAGAGGTAACTTTATCAGAAGGAACAGTTACTCTAGCTATATCTCAAAATATACCCGTAACTGGGCAAGTTGTTACTTTTGCTGTTAATTCTGTTACAATATCAGCTAGTGCTAATATATCTGTTACAGGTGATGAAATACTATCAGGTACAACTCTACCTCTTGTTTGGGGGGTAATACCTGAAGGCCCAGACGGTAACTGGAGTGCTATATCAGATGGCCCTAGTGGTGGGTGGACTGAAATAACTGATAGTCCAGATGGTGGATGGAGTGAAATAACTGATAGCCCTGATGGTGGTTGGACAGAAATACCAGATGGCGAAGATGGAAATTGGACAGATATACCAAATTAATTATAGGAAAATATTATGGCAAGTACGTACTCAGATAAATTAAGGTTAGAACTTATATCCGCAGGTGACCAATCGGGAACTTGGGGGGATACAACAAATACAAACTTAGGCACACTCATTGAAGAATCCATTGCAGGTGTGGCGGTAGTTTCTATGAGCGATAGTGATTATACGCTTACTGCAAATAACGGTGTTACGGATGAAGCAAGGCAGATGGTTTTAAGAGTGACTGGAACAATAACTGCTACGAGACAAGTCATCGTACCTCAAAAAGAAAAATTATATGTTGTGCATAACCTCACTTCATCAGGTCAAAAAATACACGTTAAGACATCTGCTGCTACTGGAGTTGAAATTAGTTACGGTTTTAAAGCCTTAGTTTATTGTAATGGTTCAGATGTTATTAGTGTTATGCCCCAAGCATTAAATGAAACAGCTACAGCAAACGATGTACTTACGTATAATGGTACAGCTTGGGCGGCTTCTAGTATAGGTGGTCTAGCATTTTCTTCAGGTATGATTATTAACTGGGCGGGTAACATAGCTTCTCCTCCATCAGGGTGGTTGGTCTGTGATGGTACAAGTAAATTAGTTGCTGATTTCGGTGCTTTACACACAGCTATAGGGTATTCTTTTGGTGGTTCTGGTGGTAACTTTAATGTTCCTGATATGAGAGATAAATTTGTTATTGGCGCAGGGTCTACATATAGTGTAGCTGATACAGGTGGTAGCGCAGATGCTATAACTGTTTCACATAGCCATACTGTATCAGGAAATACAAATAGTGGTGGTAACCACCATCATTTAATGTTTAGAAGTGGTCAAACAACTAATGAAACTCAAGGAACAGCAAATCAATACGCATCACGCAGAATGAGCGTTGGTGGGGACTTTAGTTATAGTATATCCCCAACAAATAGTGCGGCTGATATTCATAGAACTAGTCAGCACAATGGACATACTCACGGTTTAAGTGGCAATACCTCTACCGCAGGTGATTCAGGTACAGGTGCAAATCTACCACCATATGTTGCTGTAGGATATATTATTAAAACATGAAGTATAAATATCCTATTTATCTTATTGAATGGGATGATGCGATGGCAGATGCATCGTGGGAAGAATTAAAGAAAGAGGATATAAAGCAATCCACATGTTTTACACTAGGGTTTGTAATAGCAGAGACAAGAAAACATATAGTGATTGCAAGTACGTATGACAATGATTCAGAACATACCAATGCAAGATTGCAAATACCAAAAGGAATGATTATAAGTAGACGTAAAATTAATTTAGACGAGGAGGATACGACTAAAGCATGGCCATTTAATGGAGTAAAATAATGATAGACCCTATTTCAGCATTTGCTGCAGCCAACGCTGCTGTTAAAGGAATCAAGCAAGCAATTAAGTTTGGGCAAGATGTTTCTGAAATAGGAGACAAACTCCAAGATTTTTTTGAGCATCGTGATAATGTGCAAAAAGCTGCACAGGAAGAGAAAGATAAAAATAAAAATAAAAACATAAACTCTCAAGCAATGCGCAATGTCATGAATGCTCGAAAGTTAAGGCAAGCTGAGAAAGACCTCAAGGAACAGTTAATTTGGAGCGGGAACGCTGACTTGTATGAAGAGATTTTACGAGAGCGCATACGTCTAAAAAGAGAAGCAGAAAAAGCCAAAGAGTTAGCGGCTTACAAAAAGCAAAAAGTCATCGAATGGACGATGTGGGGTGGCTTGTTAGGTGCTTTAATAGGTGTTACTATTTGGATTATATATAAATTAGTTAATGCAATTTTAACAGTAGGATAAGTATGGATATATTAAAAAAAGCTAAATCAATTCTTTCTGTTGTTGCTCCTAATATAGGCACTGCACTTGGTGGCCCGATTGGTGGTATGGCAGGTAGGGTGGTTGCAAAAGCTCTACTCGGTAAAGATGAAGCCAGTAATGAAGA